AATGGACCAGTTATCGAAGCACTGGAAAGGGGAGCTGTCCTCCTTTTAGATGAGATAGATTTAGCATCAAATAAGATTCTTTGCTTACAACCGATTCTTGAGGGTAAAGGAATATTCCTTAAGAAGATTGGTAGGTTTGTTTCACCTACACCAGGATTTAATGTAGTTGCAACTGCTAATACAAAGGGTAAAGGATCTGATGATGGAAGATTTATAGGAACTAATGTTCTGAATGAAGCATTCTTGGAGAGATTCCCTGTAACCTTTGAGCAGGATTATCCAGCACCTTCTGTAGAAGCAAGGATACTAGGAAGGGTTGCATCTACTCTTGGTGTAACTGATACCGATTTCTGCAAACGTCTAGTAGACTGGGGTGACATCATTCGTAAGACTTTCTATGATGGTGGTATTGATGAGATTATCAGTACACGTAGATTGGTTCATATTCTTCGTGCTTATTCTATTTTTGGTAAAAAAGAGAAAGCAATTCAAGTTTGTGTTAATAGATTTGATGATGAGACAAAACAAGCATTCCTTGAACTTTATGATAAAGTAGATGCTGATTTTGAATTTGACAAAGCAGAGGAGGAGGCATATAATGGTTAATGCATGGAGTTTACTTTACGAAGAATTGAATGGTACAATGGACGAAACTTATCCTATCAAAAAGAAAAATATGAAAGATAAAGATGATATAACGGTTTCTGCTGGTGACACTATTACTTTTGGTGTACCTGAGGGTGCAGTGGGAGCAGCAGACACTATAAACATAGGATCTCCTATATTTGGTTCTGCTTCACCTGATAGTATTGATTTTGGAGGAGATCATCTTCCTGGTGGAATGGGTGAAGACCATATTAGTTTTAATATTAATCCTGGTCTTGCTAATACTGCTTATGATGATCCTAAGTATTTTTCTTATGATTTTGGAGATGACCCTTATCCCACAATAGGATCTCTTTATAATAGTACTAATAGTCCTGTTCAGGATAATTTGGATGAGGTTTATAAGTTTCATTATTCAAATACAGAACAGGATAAACCAAAACCTGATTTGAAGAATGCATCAAATCAGAAGTATCAAGAAGATAAAAGTATTGCAGATCTTAAATCTTATGTTGCTTCTACTTATCAGGGACATTATACTAATAAGAACTCTGATGTACAGACACTAGATCTTATTCATTCTGTAGGTGATGCTGAATCATTCTGTCGTTCTAATGCAATTAAGTATTTGAGTCGATACGACAAGAAGGGATCGGCAAAGAATGATATATTAAAGGCAATGCATTATTGTTTACTCCTTTACTATTTCAGCGGCAACACTCAAGAACCTGATTACACTAACACTCGTTATGAAACTTTCTGATAAAACTCTTTCACTACTTAAAAACTTTTCAACCATTAATCAATCAATTTTGTTTAAGGAAGGAAGTAATCTTCGCACGATGAGTGTGATGAAGAATATTCTTGCAGAAGCAACTATTGAGGAAGATCTTCCTAAAGATTTTGGTATCTATGATCTAGGACAGTTTCTTAATGGAATGGGTCTTCATCAGAGTCCTGAATTAGATTTTGCTAATGAGGGTCATGTGGTTATCAAAGAAGGAAAAATGCGATCTAAATTTTTCTTCGCTGATCCTAATGTTATTATTACCCCACCAGAAAAACCAATTGAACTTCCTAGTGAGGACGTTACTTTTGAGTTAAGTACTGATCAATTAGATAAGTTGCTTAAGGCTGCTGCCATTTATCAACTTCCTGATCTATCTGTTGTTGGTGAGAATGGTGCTGTAAAACTTCTTGTACGTGATAAGAAGAATGACACATCAAATAGTTTTTCTATTGCTGTGGGTGAAACAGAATCTACTTTCTCCTTTAATTTTAAAGTAGAGAATATTAAGATTCTTCCTGGAACTTATAATGTTGTAGTTTCACAAAAACTTTTATCTAGGTTTAGTGCTAAGAATTATGATCTAACATATTACATTGCATTAGAACCTGATTCTACATTCGGATGAAAAAAATTGATCCTAGTGAATATATGATCGATGGATGGGATCAACAGTCCTATCCTTCATATAAACGAGGTTCCCTTCATAATAAGGTGGGGATGTCGATTATGTGGACATACTATGTTCTCTTTACTGGTATGGTTATTAGATTAATTTGGGTACTTAATACGCGATGAAGGTAATTGATAATTTCTTATCAAAACAAGATTTCTATAAGATTTCTGATCTCCTATTAGGATCTAGATTTCCTTGGCATTATAATGATTGCGTATTAGTTAAAAACATACAAGGTAACAAAGTTGATCCAAATTTTCAATTCACTCATGCGTTTAGATGTAAACAAATGCAGAAGGATAGTGTATTCTTACCTTTTGTATTTCCTATAGGAGATTCTCTTGGGATAAAAAAGTTATATAGAGTAAAAGCAAATCTTACTCCTAGAACTGCAGAGCATCGTTTTACTGGTTATCATTTAGATGGTTTTGATTGTCCTCATACTGCCATTTATTATATTAATAGTAATAATGGATGGACTGATTTTAAAAATGGTGATAAGGTAGAAAGTGTGGCTAATAGAGTGGTAATATTTGATTCTAAGTTACAACATCAAGCAGTTTCTTGTACTGATGAAAAAGTACGGGTGGTAATTAATTTTAATTATGAATGATGAATTTCTTTGGGTTGAGAAATATCGACCTAAGACAATTGAAGATTGTATTCTCCCTGAGAATATAAAGAAAACCTTTAGAGATTTTCTAAATAAAGGTGAAGTGCCAAACTTACTTCTTTCTGGTCCTGCTGGATGTGGTAAGACAACAGTAGCAAAAGCACTTTGTGCAGAGTTAGGAGTAGATGTTTATGTCATTAACGGATCAGACGAAGGACGGTTCCTTGATACCGTCAGAAACAACGCAAAGAACTTCGCATCTACAGTCTCTCTTAGCAGTGACGCGAAACATAAAGTCATCATCATCGATGAAGCAGACAATACCACTCCCGACGTACAACTCCTTCTTAGAGCAAGTATTGAGGAGTTCTCAAGAAACTGTAGATTCATCTTCACTTGCAACTACAAGAATAAAATTATCGAACCCCTCCATTCCAGGTGTGCTGTGGTCGAGTTCGGCATCAAAGGTAAACAAAAGCAAGAAATCGCAGCAGAGTTCTTCAAGCGTCTTAACGGGATCTTGGACAGTGAACGGATTCAAAGTGATAAGAAAGTCCTCGCAGAACTCATCAACAAACACTTCCCCGACTGGAGAAGAGTCCTAAATGAATGTCAGAGATATTCTGTTGGTGGAAAGATAGATAGTGGGATTCTTGCTCACTTTAGTGATGTAAAAGTAAATGATCTCATTAAAAACCTCAAGGAAAAAGACTTTCCGCAAGTACGTAAATGGTGTGTCGATAACCTGGACAATGATCCTGCTGTACTTCTTCGCCGCATTTACGATAGTCTTTATACATCCTTGGTCCCTTCTACTATTCCTGCTGCCGTCCTTATTCTGGCTAAGTATCAGTACCAGCTCGCTTTCGTCGCGGACCAAGAAATAAATCTACTTGCATGTTTAACTGAAATTATGGTAGAGTGTGAATTCAAGTAGGTATTCAATTGATAAAACTCCAGTCAGTTTTCAAAGTCTAATACCCAATCAGTTTCGTTAGTATTCAGGATATAATACTTTTATTAGTATTCAAACTACAATACTCTTGACAGTGGTTTATGAATATGTTAGTATTCAAATGATAAAACTCTAGTCAGTTTTCAAAGTCTAATACTCTTATTACAATGACCCTTTTTACAGCAGACTATGGAAATAATAAATTCCATGTCTATGACAGTGGAAGTGATATTTTCCATCCAAAGATTACAAAACAAAACTTTGTTAATCTAAATCTTTTAGGATTAGAACAAGGAGATACTTTAGTTGTTGAGTGTGCTCACTTAAGAGAGTGGCATAAAAAAACTATGGCTCAACCATTAAAGTTTGATGAGTTGGTTGAATTTAAAAAGAATTGCGATCAGAAAGGTATTATAGTAAAACTTTTCCCACAAAATTCTACACCTAAAGCACGAAAACTTTCTGGATATGAATCACAGAAAACTAATGCTAAGTTCCAGAATTTATACGGTATTAGTACTGATGAAGCAGATACAAGATCAATTGCTAATTTCTTATTGAAAGATCGTAGTGCTTTTTATGCTCTTAAAGATTTTGTTCCTACAAGGTTAGTAGATTATCAAGATAAAGATGATAGTATTTTTAATTATATTCAAGAATCTAATGAAGATATAAATCCTGCTAAGACTCAGGGGTATGGATTTAGTACTGATACGGATAATGAATATGAAGATAATGTATCAAGATGGATTAAAAAGTATGCTTTAAAACTTACTCAATATCTTGATGGAGATGTGGAGTTGATTGAAGCTATTGGATTAAAATTTCTTAGAAGTGGTAAACTTAAAGTAGAAGTTCCAAATCGTATCTATACTTTGGTTCATTCTATTATTAGACCTAATGATGATGAACTTCGAATTCGTCGTGATGTAGGATTAGTTCCTAACTGGCAATACATCAAGGCACATTATCTTGGATGTAAACCTTATCATTCACAACAAGGTGTTGCTGCATCTAATTATAAACATTGGATGCGTGTAGCAGTATCTGAGTATGCATATCCTGGTAAAAAGAATGCTAATACTTCTGATTTCCAACTTGGGATGAGTCAAGAAGAACTTGTTAAACTTAAGACAGCAAGAACTAAAGTTGATAAGATGACACAAAAGATATGGTATGCACTACGGAAGATGATTATTGAAGATGGTCTACGTTAGTATTCAAAGGTTATTACTCTTGTCAGTAATCAGAAACAAATACTCGAATGGTTAGTATTCAAGATGAAATACTCTTGTTAGTATTCAGCACATAATACTCATACCATCTTCAAATTTTTAGTTAATGGATAATCTTCGTTCTCTATTTGCTACACCTCTTCTTCAATCTTATCTTCCAGTACAAGATAAGATTTTAAAGTTTGTAGAGTCTCAAGAGTTTACTTATCACGGTAATGGATATATTACCTCTGAAGATCTTTTAGATTATCCACAAATGCATGTGGTAAGGGATTGTATAAGTGATAGAGTTAAAGAATTTGTTTATGGTGATTGTGGTATATCTGATAAGATGAAAATTGAGTTAGTATCTTCTTGGGCAAATTTGCATAAGAAAGGAGATTTTGCTCAGGTTCATGTTCATTACAATTCTATAATAAGTGGAGTATGGTATCTAACAACAACTCCAAAAACTGGTAAGTTAGTTGTACACGCAGATTACAAATTGTTTGGAAACTTGCTAGATTTCCCAAGAAGGGTGTATAATGAATTCAATGGTGATAGATATTCTTTCACTCCTCAAAATGGAGATCTTCTTATATTTCCTTCTACACTTAAACATAGTGTTACTCATAGTGAAGAGGATATTGACAGATACTCCATTGCCTTTAATTATATGTTAAGGGGAGATCTAATTAATGGTAAGAATACTAAAGTTAAATTATGACTAGTAAAGAGAAAAAAGCAAAGCAAAGGCACCAAGTTAAATCTAGGTGGTACTATATCTTCTGGGGAACTTGTACAGTGGCAGTATGTGCTGGACAAGTATTTGTAGGAGGTGGTTTCCGTAGAATGTCGGAGAGTTTTGATAGAGTATTAGATTCTCCTATTCAATTAGATTTTGGTATTCCTCGTCGTCATCGATGGGAAGATGGACTGATGCATCCCACAGATCCTCCTAAACCATTATATTAATGAAAGATCTTCGTAAAGCATTGAAGACTCCTCTGAGGTATCCTGGAGGCAAGTCTAGAGCAGTTACTAAGATGGATCAGTATTTTCCTGATCTAAGAAATTATGTTGAGTTTCGTGAACCTTTTCTTGGTGGGGGAAGCGTAGCAATACATATTAGTAAGAAGTATCCTCATTTAAAGATTACTGTTAATGATCTTTATGAACCTTTGGTAAATTTCTGGAGTAATCTTCAGATGTTTGGAAAGGAAATGACGGATCAATTATTAGATTATAAACTTACGCATAATGACCCTGATTCAGCAAGAGAACTATTCAATAATTCCAAGGATATATTGGGGAAGACTAGTTACTCATCCATTGACCGCGCTGTGGCTTTTTATATTGTTAACAAGTGCAGTTTTTCTGGTCTCACTGAAAGCTCTAGTTTTTCACCTCAAGCTTCCAGTAGCAATTTTTCAGTACGGGGGATTGAAAAATTACCTGGATACTCTGAAATAATTTCTAATTGGCATATTAATGGATATTCTTATGAATATCTGATGGAAACTAATATGCATGATGGAATATTCATGTATCTAGATCCTCCTTATGATATAAAGGATAATTTATATGGTAAGAAAGGATCTATGCATAAGAATTTTGATCATGATAAGTTTGCTCAAGATTGTGATGCCCATCCTACTATTCCAATGATGGTTAGTTATAATTCAGACCAGTTGGTAAGAGATCGATTTAAAGATTGGAATGCTGCTGAGTTTGATCTTACCTACACTATGCGTTCTGTCGGTGAGTATATGAGAGATCAGAAGAAAAGGAAAGAGTTAATATTGATGAATTATTCTAATGAGTCGGAGGCAATGGCTGCATGATAGATCGTGAAAAATTAGATAAACTTCGTTGGAGGACAAATCAAAAATCCGAAAATATTGTTTTCTATTCATATAAGATGAGTGATCATGATCATATTAATGAGCATGAATTCAAACGTCTTAAGCACAGCATCTCATCCCTTAGGGAATTTAATAATGAAATATCTGTTTATCTTTTTTGTGACAAGCCTAATCTTATTCCCGATAATTTTAAGTCTGAGTACTCTGTTCTCCTAAGACCATTTGCTCAGGGATTTGATCATGATATGTTAAGTGCATGGTCAATTCATAGGTGGTACAATCTTAAGTCTTTTGAGGGTAAGGATTGTAATATTCTTTATCTTGATTCAGATACTATTTTCTATTATGATGTTCAGTATCTCTTTGATACTTATTGTTATTATGATGTGTATGGTAGAGAAGAGTATGGATTTAGGTTTGATCCTAATATAGGAGGTGGTAAAAATATAAGAGTATCTTTGGATAAAGTTGATGAAGCTATCTATGATCTTGGTGGAAGAGGAGCAATATACAAGTATTGTTGTGGGGTGATGTTACTTAATAACAATGCTCATAATTATATCATTCAGAGTCTTGGGGAGTTAACGGATTTGATGAATGATTTTAAGCGAAAGCAACAATTTTATCCTATACCCAATCCAAGAATAGTAGACCAATATGCTATTTGGACTATATTAAGTCGTCTTGAAATAATGGGTGGATTATTTGGTTGTCAAGATGTTACAATGGGATATAAAGAACAAAAACATCAAGAACATTTTAATCCTGTTGTGCTACACTATACTACTAAAGGAGAACAGGAGCTTGCTAAATCTGATGAGAAGTATAATGATCTTCTTAGAGATGTGGATGCACTTGGTGCAGACATCGATCCATATAGTGTTGCGTAATGATTGAGAAGTATATTATACTTTCATTACTCTATCTTGAATGGTTCATTCAGAAACTTCTTTGTTTACCTTATAAACTTTATATCAAATTCGACTATTGGAATTTTAATAGAAATTTGGATGAGAGAAATAAGAAACTAGCTGAACAAACTCCACTTTTACCTCATGACAGAACTTAAGGATTGGTTAAATTCTATTAACTTCAATAAGAACAATCTTATTGATGAAGATCCTTCTGCTATAAAAGATTATCCTCCATATATTGTTAATCGTTGTTTGAGTGGACATTTAGATTGTATAATGTTTGCAAATGAGATGAATAAATACTCTTTCCTTGATAAGGATATGCAATATAATTTTTATCTAAATACACTTAGGAAAAAGAAGAGATTTTCTCCCTGGCTCCGAAAGGAAAA